TGTATCTCTATGGGCCTGTAGAACACTCTCAATACGTTTATAGCAATGCGGAGCTTCGTCAACATCTGCTCCACGCAATTCTACATCGAACTTTTTTATCCAATGCTGCATGTCTGCTTGAGATACTAGACCTGGTCTGATGACTTCTCCGGTCTTTCGATCCCTTTTTCCTTTGGCCATGCTGCGACCAAGTACTCGCCCAGCTCCGTGAACGGTAGAATACAGAGCAGTTTTATTCGCTTCGGATTCAATTCCCTGCAAGATGAAGCTGTAGTCTCCCATCGAGCCACCCACGAAACTAAGTAGGCCACTCCTATTAGGTGTAGCCCCTTTACGGACAACCCAATATTCGTCATCACCATGGCGTTCTTTCCATGCGAAATTGTGATGGTTGTGAACCTCTTGGAGAATGTCGCATTTAAGGATCTTTGCAACCCTAGAGCAAACCCAGTCTCTTCCTGCATAGGCGTATTGTCCTGCAAGATTCATGCACTTGAGATATTGTTCCCCAAGATCAGATTTTTCATGTAATACCACAGGTTCTGCGTGTACCCCATCTTTCCCCCCAGCTGCTTTAATAAAGTGTGTTGCTATTGAGTGTCCGAGTCCGCGAGATCCAAAATGGACACCCACCCATACCCTATCAAGGTCGTCGATAAAGATATCAACATAATGGTTACCAGATCCGACTGTTCCAAGCTGGCTATAAGATTTATCGCGAAGCTTATTAAGTATGTCGATGCTATCCCACACAGGATCATCAAATAAAGGGTGATCAACTCTTTCATCATTTACTCTCCCCACTCCAAAGCTTATGTGTTTCTGAATGTCATTCATTGTTCTGTAGATGTCTTGGCGTACAGCGTCAGCGCTAGCATTAGTCAGGACGGCTTTATTACCACATCCAATATCAAACCCTACGCCATTGACGCAGATCTGTTCTCTGTATGCTACTACGGAGCCGATTGGTAAGCTATAGCCAATGTGATTATCAGCCATAAGTATGCCACGATGGATATCTCCGAACTTCATAGCGTTGGTTAATTGGTTTATTGATTCTTGGTCTGGTTCCCCAAAGACATAAACGCCGTCAATCTCTTCCATGTTCACTCTCTTTTTTTTGCAACGTATCATATGCGTTTTGATTTATCAAGCAAATAAGTGTTGTATGGAATCTAAAACAAATGCTATATAGATGCTAATATAACACGTTAAAGATGAGAGCGAATTATGAATCCAATGCAAGAAGATGAATATCTATTGAAGATGGTAATGAAGAACGGTCACTGCATATCTCTTATTAGTGGACTAGACTGTTTGACTGAGTTGGTTTCACATCCTAAGTGGATGAAGATGCGTGACGGTTATAATGATATCTATATATCTGTAGAGGATGTCTTAGCTTTTGAGATCACAAACAACCGAGCACCAGAGCCAAAGACTGATGACGAACAACAAGCAACACCCCCTTCAGCTTAAGTACTGCGAGAACTGCGGTACTAAAGATGATCTGTGATACTATAAGCATGTCTTCTCAGGCATAACCCTTTGCAATGATTGCGCAGATCTTCCCTATAGCAAGGTTAAACGAAGAGAAGTTAATTGGGTTCGCATAGAAAACGAAGACTTTCCAGCCGATCTAAACCCTAGGCATAATCCATGCTAGAAGAACAAGCAATGGCTTTGCTCGGGGATAAGAATTGAAGGCTATCTAATCTCTATTACATCAAAGACAAGCAAGGTAACAAGGTTCTCTTCAAGCCCAACTGGGCACAGAAGCAACTGTCTAAGCCTCATTATCTTAACATCATACTCAAGGCTCGTCAGCTAGGTGTGACCACGTATCATGCGATCATGTTCTTGGATACTTGTTTGTTCAATAATAACGTCAACGCAGCGATCATAGCGGACACCAAGCCTAACGCAAAAGAGATCTTCATCGATAAAGTAAAGTTCGCTTATGACAACCTGCCAGAGGGTATCAAAGCAATGATTCCAGCAAGAAAAGATAACGTTAATGAAATAAGGTTTGAGAATGGATCGGTCTTTCGTGTGGGTACAAGCCTTAGATCGGGTACATTACAATTACTTCACATCACGGAATTCGCAAAGATTTGTGTGGAGAACCCTAGAAAAGCAAACGAGATTACATCGGGAGCGCTGAATACCTTACAGTCAGGTCAATTTTGCTGCATTGAATCTACTGCAAGGGGTCGTGGCGGAGCATTCTACAAGATGTGTATCAAGGCCATGAACCAACAAGATAGTGGTCATAAGCTAACGGCAATGGATTGGAAGTTCTGGTTCTTCCCATGATGGAAACATCCTGAGTATATGCTGAAAGATTCTGAAGTCGTTATCACCACCGAGCAAGCTGAGTACTTCGAGAAGATTGAAGAAGAATGCAAGATGACACTGACAGATGAACAGAAAGCTTGGTACATCAAGAAGTCTGAAACCCAAGGCGAATACATGATGAGAGAATATCCAAGCACGCCTGAAGAAAGCTTTATGGCTGCCAACGAAGGATTGTATTGGGGTCAACAACTGACTAAGGCTCGATCAGAGCGCCGTATCTGCAACGTGCCACATGATGAGCATGCCCTGACTTACTCTAGCTGAGATATCGGCATAGGCGACAGTACCGCAATATGGGTATTCCAGCTGGTGGGGAATGAGATACACTACCTGAACTATTATGAGAACTCAGACGAGGCGCTACCACACTATGTCAACTGAATCAAGAAATTGCCTTATACATTTGAAAAGCACTATATGCCACACGATGCAGCATCAAGATCCAAGACCACGGGCCGGAGCTATGCTGATGTTGCTAGAGATCTTGGGCTTAAAGTCGAAATCGTCCCGATCGACCAGAACGAGATGTTCGGCATTGAAGCAGTCAGAAATACCTTCCCCAGGATGTGGTTCGACCAATCCAAGTGCGACAAAGGACTAAAGGCTATCGATGCCTTCAAGAAGGAATGGAACGAGAAGTTGGGCTGCTATCGTGAGAAGTCATTACATGACTGGGCATCACATGGTGCTAAAGCACTCATATATGGCGTTGAAGCGATTCAAAAGATGTCGCAGGGTAAAGGCCTGTCTGCTGATGAATGGCGACGTCTACGGAGAACTGTGTAATAAATGGAGTATGAAGATGTTTCAAAGAGTCAAGAGTGCTGTGAGAACTGCCGGTTCTACGTGCCTATTATCTATGAATTCGATTACCAGGTCGATGACACAAGATCTAAAGATTGGGGCGTTACTGATTGTGGAGAGTGTCGAAGGTTTCCTCCAAAAGCTAATAAAGATTCCGAAGCAATTTTCCCAGTAGTAAATGAAACAAATTGGTGCGGAGAATTTGACTTGTAGGGTTTTTTTTGTATAATTGTAATTAACTTACCAGCATAGATATATGACATATACACCTCAAAGTAACGACAAAGTCTCACAGTTCAATCAGTTTTTTTTCGATGCATATCGTTGCTGATCTACCTATTATGCTGCTGCATACAGAGATCTTAGATCGTACGCCGGCGACAACTGAACCCAAACAGAAAAGACTTATCTAATACAGCAAAAGAGAATGGTTCTCGAGCTTAATAAGATTAGACGTGTCGTCAATCTATATTCAGGCTACGAGAGAGAGAACCGTCTAAGTACTGTCGTTGCTCCCATAGAAGATTCAGACGAAGACACAGCAGACATCTTCAGCGATATCATGTTGTACGTCTACGATAAAGGTGATGCACATCATATCATATCAGATGCTTTTGAACACTCTCTAAAGACCGGTCTAGCGATTGTTGGAGTCTATATAGATTATTCGAAAGATAAGGTGAATGGCGATATCAAGTTCTACTGAAAGCCATTTAATGCAGTAATGTTTGATCCATACTTTACTAAAAGGGACTTGAGCGACTGTGACAAGGCATCTACACGAGATCTTCTTAGCCGCGATCAAGTCAAAGCATTGCTGCCATGAATCGAACCATCTGAAATAGATAACATCCCCACAGGCATCAGAGACAATAAATATCAATACTTAGGTGTCTATCGACAATACAACAGTACGTACATTGCCAAGAATTTGCTAACTTTTGACCAATTTTGGGTACGTGTCAATAAGCCTCAGAAATATATTGTAGACCTAGAAACAGGTGTTACCGAAGAGTTCAACGGAACCAAAGAAGAAGAAGCAGCGATCAAAGCAGCTGTAGATGGAAACGAGAACCTTCAGCTGATAAACTCTTATAAGAAAACCATCGAGCTTAATATTATTGTTGGTGGTCGTCTATTATATTCTGGGCCAGACCCAACAGGTTTAGATACATTTCCATTCGTTGCAGTTATCTCTTACTTCGAACCGCTTTTAGATACTATTGAATTAAAGATCCAAGGAATAGTACGCTCCATAGTAGATGCTCAGAAACAATATAATAGAAGACATTCTCAAATAATAGATATAATGGAATCAGTTATTAATACTGGTTGGATATCTAAGAATGGAGCGGTACTAGATCCAACGATGTTATTACAATCTGGACAGATGAGAAACGTTATTGTTAACGAGGGCTTCGATGTTCAAACAGATATACGAGAAATTAATGCACCACAAGTTCCACAAGGTTATCTCCAATACCAAGACATCATCGATAAAAATATCATGGAGATCCCAGGCGGATCAGAAGAATTACTGGGTATATCAAGTACTGGGGATTCACAAATGTCCGGCAGACTCGCTGAAATACGAGCGAGCAACGGCCTGAAAGGTAACAGAGGCCTCTTCGATAATCTGGAGCAGTCCCTTAAATGACTAGGCGACTTAGTTCTCCGCTTAGTTCAAATCAACTTCACTCCTGGCAAAGTCTGGCGGATCACTAAGAAAGATCCAACACCTGAATTCTTTTCAGGGGAGTTCGGACAATACGATTGCACCATCAAGCAAGCAGTACTCACACAGACACAGAAAGAAGCTTATTACTATCAGCTATTGCAATTACGCGAGCTGGGCATTGCTATTCCTGATGATGAGATCGTTGACGCAGCACCACTCCAAGGCAAGATACGCCTACGAGCTAAGATGCAAGAAATCGCTCAACAGCAACAACAAGCAGCTAAAGTGGTTCAAGAACAAGAGCAACGTCAAGCAGAACTAGAACTTAGTCAGATCGATAACAACCTAGCACTGGCACAAGAGCGTCGAGCAAGAACGATTGCTGATATTGGTCTCGCAAAAGAAAGAGAATCCGAAGTCACACAGAACAATGCTAAGGCGTTGCTTGATACGGCTAAGACGTACGCTGAAATCGAACAACTGGATCGGTCACACTTCCTAGAGGTAATGAGACTAGCACACGAAATAAAAGTAAACGAACAGCAAGAAGCTGATCAACAGATACAAACAGATATTAATAAAGCTGAACAACTCAAATAGGAGACTGTAATGGCTAAACAAAAAATGGCTTACATGACCGGCTATAGCTCTGGTTATGTTCCGCCAAAGGGAAGCGCTGGGGGTGCTGCAATAGGAGAATATTCTTCTAAGAGCAATCCAAAAAGCGTTCCAAGAAAGGGATCATCTTTAGAAGGTGACATGGGTTATGCAGATAACTCAGATCGAAACAAAGTTATGAGTCTTAAAAAAGCTCAAGCAATGAATGAGAATCTACGAGGCAAAGCCGGATGTTAATTCTCCCCCAAGATTCAAAGGTACAGGCTCATAATGCTGCGCGTGAAGGGATAGTGTCCCATTTCAATTCCGAACTGGAAAAAATATTAAGCGCGAACTCAAGCAAGGATGTTTATTGGATCTTAGGACGAGTAAGGTTTCCAGAGGAATTTGGAGGCGGTATTGGACGCACTTTCCTTGAGGCTACAGACGTGAAGCCACCAGTTGTAAAGAATGCATTCCTTTACGAGGTCGATAACAAACGAGGAGTGAAAACACTGTTATGGGTGATGAACCCTGACGGGAGCCTGAGACTTCCTACGTTGAACAAGACCATAAGAGTTGAGCCTAAGACAAACAAGGGCGTAATTATCTAGGTCGCCTCTAGATCTGGTCGCCGCAGTACGGGCGCAATAATCGGGTGATTATATGACAGAAGAAATTGAACAACCGGAACTTGACACCGAAGATCCAGTTGAAATCGAAGATACAGCACCAGCACCAGCCAGGACTGTTCCTTTAGAGAGTCTCCAAGCAGAACGCAGAAAAAGACAAGAAGCAGAGGCTAAGTATAGCGCTTTGCAAGATGTAATGAAGTCCCCTGCTAAGCAGATGGAATCAGAAACATCAGATGAAGACGACGATGAGTTCATCACTAAGGCTGAGATGAAGGACAGATTGAATAAGCTGTCATTCAATCAGAAGCGAGAAGTCCTAGAGGAAGCATTTTGTGACTCTAAGCCTGAAGCTGTCGAAATGATAAACCAACATCTACAAGACATTATTAAAAGAAAACCCTGGCTAGCTCAAACGATAGAGTCTGCTCCAAACCGATATGCTAGAGCATATGAAATAGTACAAGACTACGCACCTAAAGAGAACGCTCCATCTTCCAAGTTTTCGCGACCGAAAGATGAAGCAAGAAAGATCGTCGAGAATGCACAGAAACCTGGCAATCCTGCAACGATTTCTAAGGCTGCCAATGGTACATCTTTAGAGTACCTGAAGTCAATACAAGGGAAACCGGAGTTCAGAGAATATCGTAAGAAGATTATGGCTGGGGGTTAAACAAGGATCCTTAAATGGCCAATGGTATGACTACAACTAATCAAGTAGATCCTGAAGTTCAGATCTATTTTGATAACGTTTTACTTGACAGACACCAGCCCTACTATATCTACGGCTACTTCAGTCAGCAAAGACGTATCCCTCAGAAGAACTCTAAGACAGCAATCTTCAGACGTTTTGAGAATTTTGCAGATGCCTTAACTCCTCTAACTGAAGGGGTTACACCAGCATCCGAGCAAGTTAATAAGTTTGATGTTACTGCGGTCGTTTCCCAGTACGGAAAGGTTGCAGAGCTTACAGATGACGTGATAATTCTTGTCCAGGATGAGACGTCGAATGAGGTTGCCGACATGTTAAGTCAAAATCAGGCAAGCACTTACGACAAAATAATTCGTAATATGCTCGTCGCAACTGCCTCACAGATTTCTTGCCTAAACGGCTTAAACGGGGCGGCCATTACAGAAATAACTGTAACCGATCTTGAGCTAGCTGTGGACTATCTTGTTGGAAACAACGGACGTCGTATGGCACCGAATATCGAAGGCCGTAACATGGAAGGTACAGCTCCAGTTTGGCAAGCTTATTGGATGGCGGTATCTACAGACTTACGTACTAACATTAAGCAACTTGCTAACTTTATCCCGACTGCTGCATATCCAAGACAGCAATCTGTATTAGAGTCTGAGCTTGGTGCATGTGATGAAGTTCGTATCTGTATGACTACAGAGGCATATAAGTCTGCTGCATCACCTGCGGTATACTCGAACTTACTGTTTGCTGCTAACGGCTACGGCACAATTGCGATTGATGATCAGTCACTCCAAATGATAATTAAGCCCTTAGGAGCTGGTGACGATGCACTTAATCAAAGATCGACCATGGGCTGGAAGGGACGTCTCGGCTGCACCATCCTCGATGACAGTTGGGTCGTAAACTTATTAAGCACTAGACCGTAGGAGGGAACAATG